ATCATAAGAATAACTACAGCTACAGTAAAATATGATTTAAGAAGAGTTGGAACATCATTCCAGTTACGGTATAACCATGAGGCAACAACTAGCTTTGAGATCTCAAGAATAGATCCCATGATTATAATTGGCAAAACTGCAGCCGCAAATATAGCTGTTAGACCAGCTATGGAGTAAAATGCTGCAATAGCGCTTAGTAACAGCGCTGAGATTAACATTATTGTATTCATACTTTACAAGCGCACTTGGCGATTTCTAGTTGTTTATTTTGAAGGTCAGCAATAGCGGCTTTAATAGCATCTTCAGCTAAAACTGAACAGTGAATTTTTACAGGAGGTAGAGCTAATTCTTCTGCAATATCTGAATTCTTGATTGCAGTTGCCTGGTCAAGTGTTTTGCCCTTGAGCCATTCTGTAACAAGACTAGAACTGGCAATAGCAGAACCGCAACCATAAGTTTTAAACTTTGCATCTTCGATAACACCATCTTCTCCTACTTGAATTTGTAGTTTCATGACGTCGCCACAAGCTGGTGCACCTACCATCGCTGTTCCTACATTTGGAGCTGATTTATCTAAGCTACCAACATTTCTAGGATTTTCATAATGATCTAATACTTTATCTGAATATGCCATCTATGCCGCGAACGAGGAACCACAACCACATTTTGACGTAGCATTTGGGTTCTTAATCTCAAACTGCTCTCCCATAAGTGATTTTTTATAACCTACAATAGAACCTTGAAGATACTGCATACTCATGGAATCAACTAACATAGTAACTCCATGTTGTTCAATGACGAAATCATCTTCATTTTGATTATCATCAAATGTAAATCCATATTGAAATCCAGAACATCCACCGCCCTCGACAAATATTCTTAATTTGATATTCTTATCGTCTTCTTCTTCAAGAAGAGATTTTAACTTGTCTGCAGCTGATTCTTCTATGGTTATTTGATCCATATATTATTTATTCTTTCTCTTAGTTCTTATTTCTGCAATAAGAGCATCTTGAATCCTTATTTTTTCATTGAGGGCATCTATCTTATTATTAAGACCGTCTATACTAGCATTTAGTTTACGATCTTCTTCCTGCATATTATCATATTTGCTAATATTAAATGTCAATTTTTTATCAAATTCAACCAAGTAGTTCTCATAGTTCTTTGTTTGAATATATGACGCATAAGCAAAATATGCAGAAACTATTGCTATCAAAGTTATTGTTAAAAATGCTAATCTAATCTTCATGTTTTATATGACTCCTATGTATACGGCATTGGATCTGACCGTTGTACCACTCATCAGGTTTTTCCAATACTTCATGTTGAAATTGATACTTCGCTTCGTAGTACGTTGCAGTTCCTTTGGTGAGACAAAACATAAGGATTTCTCGTCTAAACTTATTTTCTCCTAATGCTTTGACATCAGCCTGAACTTCTTTTGATGAAGACCAATATGTCTTCCAATCTGAATCTTTCTTACTTCTAATCTTTTTCTTTTTCTTGGTACCGTTTTTAAGCGTTACTGTTTTAGTAGTAGTCTTAGAAAACTTTGCCAACTTTTTGCCGATATATCGTTTACCTGTAGTAAGATTTGTTATAAGATATACAAAACCTACATACTTTGGATCGATCTCTTCAATTGGTTCATTATTAAAATACCAGGTCATTCTTCGTAATCGTCTTCTTCTTCAAATATATCAGCACCACATACTGGACAGAATACAATGTCTTCAACTGTGACATCATTTGTCTTTACTGTTATCTTACCATGACTTTCACAGTTAGTACATTCAAATAATTTTGTTGCCATTAATGAGCTCCGCCCCATACATCAGACCAATTACCTTTTAATGCGCCTTTAGCATAATCAGTAACTCTATTCTCAAAGAAGTTGCCATGCACAGGAGCATTAATCATCTCTTCTACCCATGATAATGGATTCTTTTTAACTTTAAAAATACCTTTTAGTCCTAATGAAATTAATCGACGATCTGCGATATAACGAATGTATTGTTTAACATCTTCTGGTTGCAGATCTCTCATATGAGTACCTGAGAATGACAGATCAATGAACTTATCTTCAAGCTCAACCATCTTCTCTGCTATAGTATATATACGACCTTTAAGGTCATCATTCCAGATCTCGTTGTTTTCTTTAATAAATGTCTTAAATAGCTTAATCATGTTTTCAGCATGCATAGTTTCGTCAACAATAGACCATGTGACGATCTGACCCATACCTTTCATTAGACCATGACGAGGAAAATTAAGCAACATAATAAAAGAACTAAAAAGCTGCATACCCTCCGTAAAAGCACTGAACACGGCGATATGCGTTGCAGTTGAGCTAAGGTCACCGTTTTTCGAACTGAGTTCCGTAACATAATCGTGTTTATCCTTCATTTCCTGATATTCTAAAAACTCATTGTAAGTAGATTCAGGCATACCTAACGTTTCAATGAGGTGGCTATAAGCCGCAATGTGTAATGCTTCACGCGCTGCAAAACCCATCAACATCATTCTTACTTCAGGTTGAGGGAAATATGGTAAGTAGTTCTTTACATAACCACCAGCAACATCGATGTCGCCTTGTGTAAAGAACCTAAATATATTTGTAAGAAATAGTTTCTCTTCTGCTGTTAGTTTCTTTTTCCAATCTTTTACGTCTTCTGCCATAGGAACTTCTGTATGCAACCAGTGGGCTTGTTCATGTTTCAACCATGCTTCGTATGCCCATGGATAATTAAATGGCTTGAAATGATTACGGGTATCGGTTAATTTGTCTGCCATTTTAGAATTCCTTAAGTTTTAGTTTAGTTTTTTCGTAAGCAAGCCATCTACCAGGTAATTCTGGAGAAAAGTTAATGCCTGTTCTTTGTTCAATTGATTCTACTGATACTGAATAATTATCTATAAGTTTTGGATCTAGTTTCTCGTTTGGAAATAAGAATGCGATCTGACTTCCTGTCTTTGGATCAATAATGATTTTATACACATGAGATGGAATAGCAACTTTATTCATCATCTTTTGTTGACCTTCAAATAAGGCACCAGTGATAACATATACTTCACCTTTAACTTGTGCCCAGTATCTGACGTTCTCTTCAAGATATTTCCAGATACCACGATTATTACCTGGTACCTGTGGCATCATGTTAGTTAGATAGAAAGATTCAGACATTGCTTTAGCATCAAATGTCATATCAGCTGCTGGAGCAACATGACCCCGATCATAACCCATACCAGTATAATCAGCAAGTGTTTGTCTATGCGGAGCTGGTACTTCTGGATCTTCTCTAAAATCATCTTTACGCGGGGCATTCTTTACTAGATGATCTACTGTTACATGTTCAACTACATAATGTGCAACTTTAGTATTATAGTTATAGTTAACTGCATAACCTATACGGCATAAGTACTGATTGTTTCCATCTTTTAATTTTGGAGCTCCTTGCCATACATGTTGTTTACACTTATCATCAATTGGATTTGCGCATGCCAGGCTTGCAACGAATAATAAAAATATTGTTAATAACTTTTTCATTGTTTTTCCGTTTCTATATAAATGTCGTATTCTTCTACTTTGATGTCTTTTATATTAAATTTATTTCCATCAATCACAACATAAACAATTGGGTTTAAATAATTCTTTTTCATTTGACTAGCATCATGATTAACTTTCATAAATACATGTCTACTAGCTAAACTTAATTTTCTCTGTAAGTCTTCAAGTTCCATATTAACCCTCACATGCCAAACATACATCACCATCAGTTATAGCTTTTAAGTCGATCTCTGCGATAACTTCTCTTTCGATCTTCTTAGCAACTTTATCTGCCTTTGCGATCTTGTCTGATCTGCAATAATACATAGTCTTAAGTTTTTGTTTCCAAGCTTGAAAGTGTACAGCATGGATGTATTTAATATGAGAATCAGGTCTAAAAAACACATTCAATGATTGTGCTTGGTCGATAAACTCTTGACGATCTGCCGCATGTTGGACCACCCATCGTTGGTCAATCTCCATAGAAGTCTTGAACACATCCTTGGTCCAATCGTCTAATATATCCAAATGCTGAACTGAACCATCATTTGCAATAATAGAAGACCAAACCTCATCATACTTATCACCAGCTTTCTCCTTAATAATCTTATCTAAATACTGATTCTTATGTAGATGAGAACCAGATAAAGTATCTTGTCTATATGCATTTGCTCTAAATGGTTCAATAGATGGAGATGTATTACCCATTAAAATACTAGAACTAGCATTAGGAGCAATAGCCATAAGATGACTAAAACGGTTACCCGTTCCTTTTGCGTCAGGTGCTTCTCCTCTTTCTTTTCCGAGGTGTTTGTTAGCTTTATCGAGGTACCCTCTAACATGTGAGAATATTTGCTTATTGAGTCCCGTAGCCATTGCGGACTCCCATGGGATATTTTTTCGCTGAAGCAAAGCGTGCCAACCAAGAGCACCAATCCCAATACTACGCTCGCGAGAAGCAGAGAACTTAGCGCGATGAATAGTATCAGGAGCATTGTCGATAAAGTGTTGAAGAACGTTATCAAGCATTTCTGCAACATCTTTGAGAAACAAACTATCATTTTTCCAATCATCAAAATACTCCAAATTTAATGAAGATAAACAACATACAGCAGTTCTCTCTTCGTTTGTTGGTAGAATAATCTCAGAACAAAGGTTTGACTGATGTACTTTTAAACCTTTATCTTTTAACCATTGTGGTAACTTACGATTAGATTCATCTATGAAATGAAGATATGGTTCTCCAGTTTGCATA